ACCAAGGACTAATACCTGTTTCCCAGGCCACTTGTACAATAATCTTAGATTTCTCTCTAACAAATCTAGACTTCTCAACATTTACTACAAATTCATATCCTGTAACTTCTGTTCCTGTTTTTTGTTGCCTTCTACCAATGATATATATGTTGTCTGCTGAGTAATATATACCTGTTCCACCACTTACAACGTCTTTAGGAAACAATCCTATTTCTTTATATGTGTGATTAACAACAATAGCGGGTATGTCTTTTATAGTTAAATGAGGTGTAATCATTCTAAACAGTGACTTCATTTGTTTAGCTCTTGTCATATCTGCTACTGATTTACCCTCTAAGGCGTCTTCTACTTCTTTTTTACTTGCTAAGTTACCCACACTATCAACAATAATCATTACATGGTCTTCTCTTTCTAAACCATTCAACTGTTGCATAGAGTCGTGTTTCAACTGTTCTATATCTGATATTGGACTGTGTATTACTCTGCTTGTATCTATACCAAAGGTATCGAAATATGCTTGTGGTGCTCCAAACTCACTATCATAAAACAAAACAACACCATCATCATATTTGTCTAAATATGCTTTGGCCAATAACATGGCAAATGCTGTTTTAAAATGTTTACTTGGTCCTGCAAAAACAGTTAAACCTGTTGTTAGACCCCCGTTTAATTTTCCACTTAACGCGACATTAACTGCCGGCACAGATGTTTGGATTACATCCTGCTCATTAAAAAACATGGAGTCTGTTAGGACTTCAGATTGTTGAATCGTTGAGTTTTTCTTTAGTTTTTCTATTAGGTTCATCACCCCTCCTTCTTTTATTTGCGGTAACCGCAACTTTTAAAATATTATCATTATTATAGCATAAAGACGAAGTGTGAGTCAAATCTTTTGGTAAACAAGTACCGCCAAATCCTACCATTCCGTCTGGGCCTGGAACGTCCCAATGCGTCTTTCCTAAGTTTGGATCTAAACTTAAAAATTCTGCTAATGTATTATAGTTCATATCCCATGCATCACATATATTTTTAAACTCATTAGCTAAATCTACTTTTACAGCAAGTGCTGAATTTCTTGCTATTTTCATCATCGCTGCTTCATCTGGATGAACTTTCCAGATCTTTTTATGACATTTAACAAAGTCTATAAACTGATCCATTTGATAACCACCCACTACCATAGGCAGATCTGGATTATCAACATCATCTTTCCAATGTTTTTCTCTTAAAAACTCTGGCCAAATAATTGCTCCCATATTTGTTGTGTACCTATGGGTCTGATCTGGACCTATTGTGCTCCGTATAACAATCCTAGATACTTTACCGAACACTTTCTTACAAGCCTCATCTACTATGTCTGTATCTAGTTTCCTGTTATACGCCCTTTTAGATCCTTTAAGTGGTGTAGGTACACATATGAACGCATAGTCTATACCTGTCCAATCACCTATCCTTAAAGCCAGATCTGGATCATGGATCAATATCTCTGGTGTATTTTCAACATGAGTTTTTAAGAAATATTCTGTAGCTTTGCCTACAAAACCATATCCGACTATTGCTACCTTAGCCATGTTTAATTCTTTCTTCAAGTCTTTCAATATCCGCCTCTTTTTTCTTTGTCCAGCTCTTTTCATTTCTTTCTTTGCCGTCTGCCATCATTTTTTCTGTAAACTTGGAAGCTTTTAATCTTTCTAAAGCTCCTTCTCGTCTGGCCTTACGACCATATGCGCTGTTCTTACCGTGTCTCATCTTCTCTCCAAAAATTCTTTTCAAAACCCAAATCAATAGCCCAATATATTGCAATATCAACTACCAATATTATTCCTAACATAACCCAACCTGACATCATCATATTTTTATTACCGCCATAGGTTTAATTTCAATAGGCATTTTTTCTAATTCAAAACCACCTTGTTCTACTACTTCATCTACTGCTTCATCTGTTCCTTTAAATTCACTACCATAGTCATCTATAATCATCCAGGAAACTTTATCTTTCCAAAAGTTTAATGCTTCAATACAATTTTTATACTCATGCAATCCATCATAAAATAACACATCATACTCTTCTTTTGGTTGGTAGTCTTTAGTAAATAACTTTTTCTCCCATGTTATATTGTCCCAACCTTCTATGTTTCTTTTAAACGTAGCTAAATGATCTGCCTCTGATATGATTAATGTATTTAAAAAATCTATAGTCTCTTGAGATACATCTTCAGGCCAAAATTTTCCTGAAAGTCCAGCGAAAATATCTACTGTATGTATTGACCATTGTTTATTTTGTCTTTCAAATTCCTCTGCCCATGCAACTGTTGATTTTCCTAAGTAAGGACCAATTTCAATTAACTTTCCTTCTTCTGGTAAACTTTCAACAATATCTTTAAATGGCCAATCTTTTGTCCAAGCACTTTGCATTTCACTGCTAGGTATTCTCATGTAAATAAATTCTCCAAAGTTCTTTTCTCATACTTACTCTTATGTATGAAAAAGCGCTCTACATTCTTCTTATAATAGGTAAACTCATCATCAACTTCAGTACCATCTGGTAGAGTAATAATAAAGTCCCTTTCAAGGAACCAGTCTTGTATCATTTGTAATGTGTATCCAAACCTTTCTGGTTGGCCTTGAATCATTTCTAATTGAACAATCGGCTTATCTCTCATTATGGTTTCTTCTGCTCCCATAACTACAGGATATTCATAACCCTCAGCATCTACTTTAATTGCATCTACATTTTTATAACCATAAGAATCCAATGTGTTTATTTCCACTGTCTGTATTTCGTCTACACTTGGTTTTGTAGAGGCTCCAACAGGACCTCTTTTTGTGTGAGTTCTTTTAAGATGATTTGCTCCTGCATTATTCCTTTTAATCTGTATTTCAAAAGATCCTGGTTTATCTCCTAAACCGCAATTATTAGTCTCTATATTTGCTCTTTGTAGAAGAGATGCGTTTGGCCACCATGCTTTTAAGAATTCTTTTTGTTCTTTTGCCAACTCTATGTTGAGTAGTGCCATATCATATGTTTGCTTAACAGGTTCAAATGATTTTACTTCATCAGCCCAAGTGGCGTATTCAATAGTGTTCATTCCTATATTCATACCCACATCAATTATTGTTCTAGCATTAGGCACCAATGCTCTAATATATTTTAAATTCTTCTGTTGATAGGGTCCTGCTCCTGCAATCCTTTGTTGGTAAAACGTGTCGTCTTTATAAATCCAATAAGGTCTACCTAGTGCGTTATGTACTAAATCTTTTTCATATTCTATCATGTAAACAAATCCTCCAGGGATGCTTGTGGCTCCGTATGCCAGCCAAGTGGATTCAAGATATTTTCTAAAGGATCCACAAATGCCTTTTGGAAAATTAAGTCATAATCTATATATTTTTGTAGATTAAATTCTGTTGGAAGTTTAGAAGAAAATGCTATTGTATTTTCTTTTATAGTATTAGGTTCTTTTAAATATAAAAACTTAATCTTATCTCCTTCCTTTATTTGTTCATACTTTAAGTTTAGATTGTGCTTCTTTAAATAATGATTATATAACAATCCACCTCGAACGTGAATAGGAGTACCTTTGCTATATATGTCTGATGTGCTTCTATACTTTTTCATGTTGTTGCATCCTCGAGGGAAAGCAATTTCCTCTGCAGTTTTACTGAGGAAGTCCCTTTTGGCGTCTGCTACGTAGGTTTGTAATGTATCTTGATCGCTAGTAAGTATAAGACGTACGGCCTCCCTTAGAGACGCTCTAATTACGCCAGGAGTGCTTGATCTTACTATCTCTAATCCCATTACCTTTAATTTAGGTTCCTTTAGACGTAATCCCTCATCATCATATACGTTTAACGCATAACGTTTCTTAGCTACAAATATGCCTTTATCTGCTATGATCTCCCTTTTAAAGTCTATTTTCTTTTCAAAAGCATTAGTATAGTTAGCCAAGGATTGCATTGCCTGATCTATTGCGGGTTCTATTTTCTCTCCTGCAACTTTATCTATTAAGTCAATAACTCTTGATTTGTCTGCGTCAGGAAAGAAGTTTTTAACCATATTGTCTAAAGTAACATAACAAGAATCAGTATCACTATAAAAAGAATAAGTTTTATCTTCTGTGCCACAGACTTTATTAACATATTTGTCTAATGCCTTAGCTGTATCTCTAATTATTAATTGGCCTGTCATTGTAATACCTTCTGCAAGTCTATCATCATAGAACCTAAAGTATTGGTTTGCCAGTGCTCCATATAAACTGTTTAATTGAATTTTTCTTGCCATTTGGAAGTTATTATATTTACTAACCTCATTTTCATAAACCTTGGCTCCAGTTTCTTGAAACTTCTTTTGGGACTCCTGCATTAGTCTTTTATATCTTAATCTATCATTAAAAAACTTCTGTACTATCTCAGGGAATAACCCTTGTTTCTCTCTTGTATAACAAGTACCATTAGCTGCCATGGCATAATTCTTTTCTTTTAATTTGTCTAACTTATACCTATCCAATAAGTCATCTACTTTTACTTCATATTGGAAACCAGGAACAAGTGTTTCTGGGCTCATATTATATTGCATAATTATAGAAGGATATAGGCTTGTAGCATCGAAACTACACACCCAATCATAACCACCTGGAACAGGTTCCTGGACATAAGCTCCTTCGATTGTTCTTTCTTTCCTACCACCGCCCTGGTGTAAGACAATTTTCTTCTCCCATAAATGATTGTATAATAAACTGTCCCAAGTTCTAACTGCAGAATACATATCATTAAAATTACATTTGGCATCGTATGCCATTGTAATTGCTAGCTCAATAAGTTTCATTTTATCTTCTAACTTATCAACAAGGACTGTATCAATAATATTATACTCTACAAATCTATTCCAATCCTTTTCGTAAAACTCTTGAAGTGTATCAAAACCATGTTCTAATTTCTTTGTGCCTAACTCTGTCTCTGCAATAAAATCTAGTTTATAACTCTCTCTAGTAACATAAGTAAATTTCCTATATAAGTCATAATAGTCTAATTGAGCAACACCTACTATTTCATAAGCAGTTTTTTCCTGACCCATGAATCTAATATTTCTTTTTTGTACTATTCCAAAAGGAGAGAAACGTTTATGTTCTCCATCTCCCAATATTCTTTCTGTTCTAGCAAGTAGATAAGGAATATCAAATAATTGAGTATTCCAACCTGTAATAATATCAGGACAATTTTCTTCCCACCATTCTAAAAACGTTTTAAGAAGAGTGTATTCATCAGAACAAGCATGATAATCTATATCGTATTCTGTTGTTTCTGCGGAAGGTGTGAACTCCCCAAGTCCGAAAGTTGTTATC